CACATAAACAATTTGTTCTAACTCACCCTCGTTTTCATCATATACTTCAAATGCAATCGGTTCATATCCAGACTTTCTATATTGATTCCAATCTCTTGAATAATAATAATGAGATACTTTATCATCTTTAAACTTACCAGATCTTACTTTATCAACATCTAAGTATTCATATTTTAAAATCTCAGATCTATCAAACTTCCAAGTAATTAAGAATGCGTATGCCCCAAATATTTGATAATCAAGTGATAATTTATGTTTAAATGAATTAAAAGTATCTTTACCTAATGGATTTTTCATTATATAATTTAACTTAGTTCTTTCAACCAAGTTTAACTCTTCCAATTTAACCTCACCACCTAATATATCTGTTAAAAGATTTCTTGAACCAGACATCATTTTACCTTTGGTCATCAAGATTGCATTATGTATTGCAGAAGTGTTTTTAAACTCTATAAGTTTATTCGGATAGTCGTTATCATATCCGTAATTAACCCAGTCAAAATTGGGTTTTTCAACTATTGTAGGCAGTTCTGGTTTAGAAAGTTTAACTTGTTCTAAAAAATATACTGCGTTTTCTGTTTTCTTATCTTCCATTATTGATCAAATATTTTATCCTCGTCATCATCACCATCCGTAAAGTCACTATCCACTTGTGTGATAGTTGGTTCAAACAATAACTTACCAGATTCAACTTCCTTAATTATATCTTGCTCTGTTAATGTTTGAGGTGAAGTTGCTGCTATCTCATAAACAGTGTATGTCCAGTATCCGGCATATGTAAGATCTATCTGTCCAAGTAATAAGTCTTCTGTTAATGGAGGACTTTCAAGTCCGGTTATACAAGTAATTAAGAACTCATTATATCTATTAACTGTGCTAAGATCTGGACTAGTAAAATAAGGATAAACCTTATTACTCAAATCATTAACAAATTTAAACATAAATATAGTATCATCTAAACTCCTCTTTTCGTTTAGTGTTAAGACAACTGTATTTTCACCACTTCTAAGTAATATCATTTTAAGTTTTTTAATAATATATATTAAAAAAAAAGAGAGCAGTTTATCGCTCTCTTTAATTTAATATTCTTTAGATTATAGTAATCCAGCGATTATAGTAGAATCTACCTCAGATGCCTCAGCTGGTTCTTCACCTTTTAAAGTGATTGTGTATTTAGAACCGTCTGCTGTATTTACACCTGATTCAGATGGAAGTTCAGATACATACATACCTTTTGTTTCACCTAAGAACCAATATAAACCGTTACCATCTTTAGCAATAACTGCTAAATCTTTTTGCATTAATAAAGCTAAAACAGCTCTTTTTGCATTTTCTTTTCTTGGTAAGATTAATGTTACCGTTTGATCATAAAATAATGATCCATTTTGTGGATTAACCACACCGTTATCAGTAAAACTAGAAGTATTTCTATTAAACGCGAATTCATAGAATTTGCTTACTGGTGATCCACCCATTGTTATTGAGTTGATTATTCCGGATGCAGTTGTACCAATTGCTGAGATATTACTGAAGTCAGTAATATACAATTTGGTGATCCCGCCACTATTTGATTGACAATCTTTTGCAATCCCTTCCGTTAGTAATTCACAAGCCATTTGTAAAATTTTATTTTTTTAAGGATATGTGGTCCATTCAAGGACCACTATCCATATTTTTAATTTAATTAAGAACCAGTTCCAAATAAAACTACCTCAGCACCTTTAGCGTAAGATACACCAAATTTGAAAGAAGTTAAGAATCTTACTGTGTTATCACCAGTTGTAGATGACATATCGATAAGTTTAACTGAGTTCTCGTCAGATAATAAATCTGTTCCGTACCAAATGTTTGATACTTGTGCAGCTACCATAGTGTTAGCTGGCATACCTGGACATTCTACGATTTTAATTCCTAAGAAGTCAAGTTCTTTACCACCGATGTAGTAAGTACCATTTCCAGTTGCAACAGCAGCTTGTGCTTGTTTGTATAACTTAGCAGCAGAAACAGAAACGAATATTCTCATATCAGGTTCGTTTATGATTGCATCAGGTATAACTGCATAAACAGCTTCTAATTTAGAAACAATGTTTGAAGTTGATAAAGTAGCACCAGCTACATCAACCACAGTACCATCTGCTAACATTTCTTTAATCAAACCATCGCAGATACCAACAATTGGAGAAGAAGATTGGTTACCTTTCCAAACTGTGTTTTCTAATTCCGATGCTGTTTTCTTAGCGATTAAATCTACTAAGTAAGTGTTAAAATCAGCAGGGATTTCGTTGTTGTTTGAACCAGCTCTTGATTTTTCAGCTAAATATGTACTCCAGAAAGTTTCAGTACAGATTTCTAAATTTACTTTAAGATCACAAACTTCTAAAGTTTTTTGTGCTAAAGTTGCATCACCAGAAGCGTTGAATGAACATCCATCCTCTTGAACAATTGTTCCAAGATTAATAGAAGCCATCTTAACTTTTGATTTAACATTAGGTATTAACGTAAAGTTCTCTTTACTTGTACCTTTGATAAGTGCCGTAGAGTAGAACCCGTCTGCATCTTTACCGTAATAAGTTGTTGAATTAATTAAACTCATTTTATTATTATAATTTTTTTCGATCGTAATATATTATCACGATTTGTATTGTAATTGTATATACTCTTAAAAGTGTATCAATTATTTCTTAATTTTTCTTAACTCTTCTATTCTGTTTAACTCTTTTTCAAATTTGTTCAAAGTAGAAGTTGATATACCATCATCCTTAGATAACTTCGTTTTACCAGCAAGTGCCGTTGATAACTTCTCTATCGTAGCTTTCATTTCAACATTTGAATCATCACTAGTTTTAACACCAGCTTCTAAAACAGCAATTCTTTCTACCAATAAATCAATAACCTTTTGTGATTCAGCTGCGTAAGTGTTTAATGCGTTAGTAATCAATTCATTAACCATAGTCTCGTCTAAAACAGGATCAACTGCATTTTCAACAGTAACTTCTGTATTATCTTCTGCCATTACTTCCTCTTCTTCTTTCTTAGCATCTTCAATAACACCTTCTTCACCAACTTTTAAAATTGTACCATCTTCTAGTTCATATTCACCAGCTGGTACGATCGTTTTATCTTCAGTGTATGTAGCAACACCACCTTCAATAGAGATCTCTTTACCGTCTTTTGTCATAACGGATTGTAATTTAATTTCTTGTTCCATTTCAGTTTTTATTTTTTTATTTAATTGTTCTTCTATGAGATCAGCAGATACTTCTACTGAAAATCCTCTAACCTCACCAGTTTTAACATATTTATTCCAAAAGTTATCATCCCTTACTTTTAAAACACCAAACCAGGTTCCTTGTGGTAATTCATAACCCCAGTTATTCGACTTGTCGTTTGTTGGATCTTCTACAATCCACGACTCTAATAGATAGGCATCTACCATAACATCTTGATGATCAAAGTTAAAAGAGAAGTTATTATTCTCTCTTTGGAATTTTTCAACTATATTTTCTATGTCTTCTTTTGTAAAGAATATATTATACTCACCCAATTTCTCATTATATCTATAAATATCCATATCTGGAATTAAAAATGGACCAGCCACTTTCTTTTGTTCCTTAGATAAAGTCATAGAAGAGAATTTCTTACTCTTTTTAGATTTTCTGCCTTTACCTCTTGCATTATCATACTTGGCCTTTTGTTCTAAACAAAATTCACAAGGCGATTCATTACCCTTTTCGGATATACCATTTGGATTAACATTCCAATATCCTTCATCATCAATCTCACAAACACAATCTTCGTGACAAGGTGGAAGTTTAATTGCCAATTCCTCGGAAGTTTGTTTGTTTAAATAAATAAAGTCTGTTTCTATTGCCGGTTTATCAACCAACGAAACTCTACTGACACCAGATTCCTCTTTATCAGGATCAATTCTTACTCTATATCTCTTAATTTTATCCATTGTTTATTAATTATATTTTCATATCAAAAACGCCTTTCATTATCCAAAAGATGCCAAAGATTC